GAAATAAAAATAGCGGAAGAAAAAATAAAAAATTTAGATGAAAATACAAAAAAGGAAATTAAAAAGGAAGTTGAAAAGGAAGTTGAAAAGGAAGTTAGTGAAAATGATAAATTATTTACACCAAAGACACCAAAGAAAACAGTTATTTCTTTCAATGATAATGATGATGTATTGGATATGGGTACGAACAAATCATCTTTCGTAAATGCTCCGAAAACGGATGAAAGGTTGGAAGAAATAAGCAGGATAGCTACTCAAAAACGCAAAGATGAAGAAGCTGATGATGATGACGATTTTGACGAACCTTTGAAAATTTCGGATGAAAATATTTCTTTAGATATAAGTGATTTCCAAGATATTTCTCCTTTAAAACAAATGAATAAATCTTCTATTTTAGGTAATATCGAGGTATTAACATAATTCGTTATAAATAACATGTTTTAAAATATTATTTATATAAAATGACTTCACTATATTTCAACGGACTTATTATCAGTGCTCTTTTTTTAGTTATAAAATTTTTTGAAATACGTTTCGTTACAAAACAAGAAATTCCACCGAAAATTTTAATAAGAGATTCGGTTATTGTATATATATCCGTTTTATTTGGACATTATTTATTATCGCAATTTGGAAGCGATTCCCCTTTAAATAAAAAGATAGTAGAAGTTTTCACAGACTCGCCTTCTTTTTAATAAAAAATTTTATATATAAAAAAAAATTATATATAAAAAAATTATAAAAAATTGGAAAAAAATAGAAAAAAAATAGATATAAATTAGATATAAATTGGTAATTTATCAATATTAATAACTGGTGATTTTTTTCCGATTTTTCGTTTGCTTGTGATAAATTTTTGGAAAACTGGTTTATCTAATTGTGCTTGTGGTGTATTTGTTGTGCATTTTCTTGAAATCATTTTATACAATTTAAAGTCAGGATACCTTTCTTCCCCATTTTTTTTATATAAAATATTTTTTCCATTGTCATCCATTACCCATTCAGTTATTAATTTTTCCAATGGACTTTTAATTTCATTTTCTCCAATATAATTGTCATATAATGAACAGCCCAATCTAGATAAATCAAACGCATTATTTGGTTTTATTTCTTTTTTATTTTTGTTTTTAAAGATTGAAAAATTGTATTGTCCCGCTGCTTCACCTTTATTATAAAAACAATCGCTTGATATTTGTTTTCCTTTAAATTTATAAATCGCCCTACCAAAATCGATTATTTTATATATTTTCCCGTATGTTGGGACACTATAATATTTATTATTGTAACGATAATGTATATATTTTTTATCAGTTTTTTGATACATAATATTATTTGTATGTAAATCATTATGTGTGAAATCAAATAATTTTTGATAAACAATTAAAGTCATTACTACTTGAAATAATCCAGATATTAAATGATTTTCCGATATATTCGTTTCTTCGATAAGATGGTCCATGGTATTTTCTAAATTTTCTAAACAAATAATTTGACATGGGAAATCAAATACGGTTGCAAAAATATTACCCATGTCATTTTTTATATCAGAAAACTCTGAATCGCCGTCCGAATAACCACCCGAATCACCACCCGAATCACCACCCGAATCACCACCAGAACCAGAATCACCACCAGAATCAGAATCACCACCAGAACCACCAGAATCACTCGAATCGGTGTCGGAGTCGCGTGAAGAACATAGACTGTTTGTTTTGCTATGTTCTACACCGGTAGTCCTTTCGTAATCAACATTTAATGTTTTAATATCATTTATAAAAAGATTGTGTTTTTCTATGTTTTTTTCAGTCAAAGTTTCAAAAACACCTTCGAACATATCATTATTTATTTCTTGAATTTCTATTTCAACATCTTTCCCTATTTCCACATCTTTTCTATTTTTCCTTGTATCATTGTCCAATAATTCTTCATGTATTTTATCCGTTTTGAATAAAATATTTTTATTTAAATGAAAATATTCGTAATCATACAAATACTCCAATTCATCTGTTATATCAACCTTAAAATTTTCTTTTATTCCTAAAAAAGAACCGAAAAAATCAATACCATGTATAAATTTATAGGTATGTAGTACTCGACTTGATAAATATGAGAAAAATGAATCAGTATATGCAGAATTATCATAACAATCTAATTTTTTTAAAACGGTTTTCTTTAATTTAGGAAGCTGACATATAATATTTTTGGATATATCCTTATATTTTCCAGCCATATATTTCGTTGAATCGATTAAAGGTGAATATTTAAAAAAAGCATTTTTCACATGAGTCGTTTTATTTGCATCATCGCACTCGACAATTATTTTAAATATATTATCGGATTCTTGTTTTTTTATTTTTTTTATTGAATATTTATTATTTAAATTAATTGTATGTTTATTTGATTCTTGTAGAGAGAAAAACCTTGAATAAATAGGAATATAATTTTGCATTTTTTTAATTCGGTTATCAGAATTATCTGAAAAATAGCTAAATAATTCTTCATTATTATTTTTTTTATAAAATATATCAAAACTAGACATTATGTGATACTTTATTAAAATTTTTTTTTGTTTTTAACTCAAAATAATGCGTCTTTTATTTGAGATATTTTACTCATTTAACTATATATGAATTTAGAATTAAAAAAATTTAACATGCGAAATATTTTATTTGACCCAAATGCTGCTAGCGGTCCAGTTATTGTTTTAATTGGTAGACGTGATACTGGTAAAAGTTTTTTAGTTAAAGATTTATTATATTATCACCAAGATATTCCTATAGGTACTGTCATTTCAGGAACAGAAGCAGGCAACGGGTTTTATGGAAAATTAGTACCTAAATTATTTATACATGATGAATATAATTCAGCAATTATTGAAAATATTTTAAAACGGCAAAAAATAGTCATGAAACAAATAAAAAAAGATAAAGCTGCTTATGGGAAATCAAATATCGATGCTAGAGCTTTTGTTATTTTAGATGATTGTTTATATGATAACTCATGGTCTCGTGAAAAAGTGATGAGATTATTATTTATGAATGGTCGTCACTGGAAAATAATGTTAATTATTACAATGCAATATCCTTTAGGTGTACCACCTAATTTAAGAACAAATATTGATTATACTTTCATTTTAAGAGAACCCTATATTACAAACCGCAAAAGAATTTATGAAAATTATGCCGGTATGTTTACTACGTTTGAATCATTCTGTCAAGTAATGGACCAGTGTACCGAAAATTATGAATGTTTGGTAATTGCAAATAATGCAAAATCCAACAAATTGGAAGACCAAATATTTTGGTATAAAGCATCTTCACATAATGAATTTAGATTGGGTTCTAAAGAATTCTGGGAATTGTCAAAAGACCTTAATTCGGATGACGATGAAGATGAACAATATGATCCAAAATCATTAAAAAAGGGCCCCATTATCAATGTAAAAAAAAATAAGTGGTAAACTTTTTTATAAAAATTTTAAAATATAAATATAAATAAATGGATATTGTTTATACTTATTGCAATAGAAACATTCTTTTTGTAATAAATATATTATTATTGCAAAAAAATATGAACTGGGTTAGAAATATATTTTTAGTTACAAAATATCAAAGAATTAATCCTTTAAAAAGAGACCTAAAAAATTTGAAACCATCTTTTAGAAAAAAATGCAAAATAATAAGACATTCTGATATAATTCCAAAAGAGTATTTACCAACCAAAAAAAATAGTGCAGCACCAAAAATTATTGAATGTTATTTACACAATATAAAAGATTTGGGAGAGAATTATTGCTTTTTTAATGATGATACTTTTGTTATAAAACCGGTTAAGAAAAGTGATATTATGGGTAAGGCATTTTGTATTCCTTATGATTTCAAAAGGGTAACACAATATAATAGAAAAAAATGGGGATGGCCTTACTGGTGTGCAAATTTATTATCTTCAAAAATTTATAAAAAAATAACAGGGGAAAAAATGATTTATATGGATACACATCAAATATGTCCATTAAAGAAAAGTTCAAGTGAAAAAGTATTTGATTTAGCCAAAAAATCTATAGAAAAATCGATTGAAAAAAATATAAAAAGTGATAAAGATTGTAGATTAATAGCGACAAGATTTACGTTATTAGCAATGAATTATGCTTTATATGAAAAGAAATTAACACCAATCAAGGATAATAACAATTCTGTGTATTTAAATGCTGGATTGTATATGGAAAAAAATTATATGCAACCTTTTATTAATGTTTTAAACAATGATGACCTATATTTTATTTGTGTAAATAATTGTTGTGGGAAAAAATATAATAAAAAAATAGTAAAATTCTTTGAAAATTATTTTTAATTTTTAACATTAATGTTTAAAATTAAAAAATATAAAAAATTAAAAAATTTAATTTCTTGTACCGTCAGAATTAAATTTACGAGTACCTTTGTCTCTTTTTGTATTAACAATATTATCGCCTTCAAATAATTCTTTTTGAATATCAGCCGTCGTTATTTCTTCTTTCAAACCCAATGTTTGTTCAATAGTGTTATTAATACCAACCAAATTACCATGTTCATCGATGTTTTGCGTTAATTTATTACCTGTTTTTTTTGCTAATTCGATATTTTTTTTAATTGCGTTTCGTTTTGTTTCTCGTACCCTCTTATCAAATTCAACTTTAGCATACTCTTCATTCTTCGTTTTTTCACTCATTAATTGATTTAATTGCTCTTCCAAATATTCCACACGACCCGTTTTATATGCATCGGGTTCCCATGGCATCCACATGCCTACCGGACCAACAAAAACATTGTGATTTGGGTCAACTTCTCGAAGTAATTTACAACGGAGTTCTGCTTCACCTTGTGTGGGATATGAACCTCTAATTTTCAAACCACGAGTATTTGTTTGGAAATTTTGTGCTTCAGAAAAACTGTTTTCAAGGCGTTCTTCGTGGCCATCCACAAAATTTTTGTAAGCATCACGAACATAATTACTATCAAAATTTTCACTTTCACTTTTGAGATATTCATTTAAATCGTCTGTTAATTTTTCAAACTTTATATTGTATTTATAACTAACAAAATTTAAAAATTGTGTAAATTTCTTAACCGATTTTGTCATATCAAAATCTTTTAGGAATTCCTCAAAATAGTAATGGTTTTTTTGTTTTAAAATGTTTTCAGGTGAAATAAAAGAAACGCATGTAAATTTTTGACCGGAAATTGGTTTATCTTCTTCGAGTAAATCAACATATTTTGGGTTTTCAGCACCATCTTCGGTAGTTTTTCTTGTAAAATTCATATTGGAACTCATATATTCTATTAATGATTTTACTATTTAAGTTTTTTTGTTTCTATATTATTTTTTTCTAATTTATTAGTATAAATATGTTAGCAAATTTATTAAACGCTTTAGATTTAGGAGAATTGATTCGAAGAGCTGTAAAATATATTGTTGAAGGTATTATGGTAGCAATTGCTGCATATTCTATACCAAAACAAGTACTTAAGATGGATGAAGTATTGCTCATTGCCTTGACTGCCGCCGCCACATTTTCCATACTCGATACATATGTACCTTCGATGGCTGTTTCTGCGAGGTCTGGTGCAGGTTTCGGTATTGGTGCTAATCTTGTTGGTTTCCCAAGAATGGGAATGATGTAAAAACATTATAAAATTCAACATATTGTAAAAATATTGTAAATAAAATATTGTAATTAGTTTTTTTATGTTTATATAAACATAAAAAAAATAAAAAATTATATTAAATGGATTCAAACAAAAAGATTTCGAAAAAAAAGAGCAAAGATGATTTGAAGAAAAAAGATTTGAAACCAAAAAAATTGAAGAAAAGTGATTTGAAAAAAGAAGATTTGAAGAACACTGATATAAGTTATAAATATTTACCAGTTTCGGTATTTGACGTGAAGCCTTCAGGGATGAAAGGTATTAGGGGTAAACAACATCATGATAAAAAATCCAGTCGCTCGACATTCAGTCCTTTCCCACAAGATATAGCGGAGTGGTGTGCAGAATATCATTTAAGAAACGAAAATAATATTTTCGACCCCTTTGCCGGATGGGGGGAAAGGCACCAAGCAATAAAAAACGCAAAAAAAACATATATCGGATATGATATTTCACCAAAAGCAATTGAAAATGCAAAGGAAAAGTTTGGAGTGGAAAATATTTTAGCGAATAGTTTAACGGCAGAAATTCCAGTACATGATGGTTTATTAACTTGTCCACCATATTGGAATTTGGAAAAATATGAAAAAGATGGCATTGATAGAGAAAAAACGTGGGATTTATTTTTGGAACAATATGAAAAAATATGGAAACGTGTAGTAGAAAAAGCTTTACCGGGTGCAAAATATTGTATTATGGTTGGTGATTGGCGAAAAAATCACAAATTCTATGATTTCACTTTTCAAACTGAAAAAATATTGGAAAAATGTGGTATGAAACCCTTTGATAAAATTGTACTCTCTTATAAAAAGATTTCACCCATTAAATTAATGTTGCCGCAAGCAAAGAGATTGGGATATACAGTTAAAGTACATCAAACATTGTTAATTTATACGTTGTAAGAAACATTGTTGATAATTAATTTCCAAATATTTTTCTATATGTTGTAAAAAATATTATAAACCAACACCAAGTGTATATTGAAACAAATATCAATGAATTATTTAACGTGTCGATAACCGTATTTTTACACATAAAAATATAAAATTCAGATATACCGTAAAATCCAATTCCTTCTATCACGACACCCATGAGTACAGCATGTAAAAACATAACGTATTTTTTCTTCCAATTTGAACAAAACATTGCCAAAGTACCTGCAAATATTGCATGATGTACATGTAGATGCACTTCTTCTGCACCATTTGCCAATAAAATAAAATAACTCAATGTGAAAGATGATGTAACAATAATACTATTGAATAATTCTCTCCTTAATTTTTTTTCCTTCCATGAAAGATATATTTCATTACATAAAATAATTATTATTGGGATTAAAATTGCTGTTATTGTTATAATGCTGATTAATGACAAATTTTTTAAAAAATCACCATTAATAACTATTTTTTTTAGAGTTTGTATTTCACCTAACATTGCGAATGTTGTACCGCCACCTACGCAAAAAAATACGTATAAAACGATGTCATGATTTTTCAAGTTAACGTCGTTTAATACTATATTTAATCCAATTGAACTTATATTATTAATAGCGTAACAAACAAATAATATAAGTGTTAAATTATACACATATGAATAATATGTAATTTTTATATGGTCATGTTTGTTTATTGAATTTGATAATTGCAATGTTTCTGTTGCCAGATATGTTAATGTATAAATTGTCTGGAAAAAAAGCAAATAATTTTTCGAAACTCTTGAATATTCTTTCATTTTTTTTATTTCTGATTCAGTATCTAACTCTTCATCCATATCTAAACTAAAATAATTGTTATCATTAGGCATCTTAATAAAAATATATAAAATGCTTTATATATCTTTTAAAAAAAGATATTGCAAAAATATATCTTTTAAAAAAAGATATATTTTTGCAATATCTTTTTTTAAAAGATATATTTTTGCCATATCTTTTTTTAAAAGATATATATATAAATGGCAGTAACAAAAAAATCGTTTCGTAAAAAGCGAAAGAAGACAAGGAAAAAAGTGAGTAAAATTAAAAAAATAGTGAAAATATTTAAACAATATCCCGAAATATTTCCACGCGGATATTTCCGTTTTTTAGAAGGTTCTTTGAAAGAAAAATTTATGAATAAAGAAATTATATTTAAGAATGGTGTTGTATTGACTTGGAAAAAATATAAAGTAAATCCAGGAAAATATTCAAAATATAATATTAAAAAAGGAGATATAAAAATCAACCAACTGGTTAATAAAACACAGGGTAATGGTCATGTAAAAAAAATATTTTTAAAATTTTTAAAAAAACATAAAAAAACAAATTTATTTTTGGACGTGAGAAAGAATAATAAAAGAGCAATCAAATTTTATAAGAAAAATGGGTTTGTAAAAGTAGGAAAAACAAAATTCGGCGAGTTACCGGGTATAGTCATGAAAAAACAAACTGGAGGCTGACATAAGGCCGCCTGTAATAAAGGTCAAACCGGTGGGTGAGGCGAAGATTATAGTAAATTTGGCTTATTATCTGGTGGTGGTTTATGAACAGATATGAGCGATATATAAAATAATAATAAAAATAAATGTTTCAAAAATTAATTTTTTTGAAAAATGACGAAATATATTTTAAAACTTGTTAAAGTTAATATATTTTCCGAGAAACATTTATTTTATTTAAATATAATATATGATTGATGCATTAAGACAAGGATTTGTATTTGGAGCAAATGCAGGAATTATCACCACAACCGGTGTTATAACTGGGTTAGTTCAAACAAAAATTTCGATGTTATTTTTAATAGTAAGTGTTATTTCTTTAGCTATTTCAGACAGTATATCCGAGGGGTATGGTATGTATTTATCAAAAAAAGCACAAAACACATCAGACCATTCAAATGGTCCATTGTACGCGCTCGTTAGTTTAATGATAATAAAATTCTTGGTAGTAATTAGTTTTTTAATACCACTTTTATTTACGAAAGATTTAAAAGTATTTAAAAATATGACTTGGGTTTTTGGTTGGGGTGTTTTTCTATTAATTATATTAGATTATCAGTTGTCGGTGATGAGGAATGAATCGTTTTGGAGTTATTTTATTCCACATATAGGTGTATTATTGTTTGTAATATTTTTAACAAAATATTTTGGTAAAATGATAAATAAATTAAAGTAAAAATAAATTTTTATAATACTTTTCTAAAGTATATATAATGAGAAAAGGTCCCAAAGATTCAGCAACATTATTTTCAGTAGGAACAAAAAAAAAAGGAAATGATGGAAATATGTGGGTTATTGTACAAAATAACAATGTAAAACGTTGGGTAAAAAAAAATAATTTATTTGTTCTTTATTCATTTAATAATGTTGAAAGTTGGGATTATAACATTCCGAAAGGTTGGGAATGGGTTGGTACGGGAAGTGCAACTGGATATCCTTATGAAAGAGAAGAACAATTTTCAGGACCACCAAATTCTAAAAAAAAAACACAAATATATTTAAATAAATTTTTTGAAAATTTAAAAAAGAAAAATATTATAAAAAAATATAAAATTATACAAACATATTCACAAAAAAAATCAGCAACAAGAGCTACAAAATCTAAAAGAAAAAAATCAAAAAAATCAAAAACATCAAAAAAAGTAACTGGTAAAAAATATTTCATTTTTGATAATGGGGGAAGACCATATAAAGTTGTTATAAAGGGTAAAGGATTAGATATTTTTACATATAATGATGAAAATTATGATGATTATCCTGTATTGGTAAAATCATATAGAAAATTAAACAAAATATTTATTCCAAAGGGTATTGATGATAGAGGAAAAGCTTGGTCTGGTGGTAAAGGAAATACAATATTGGCGCATATTTCAGGAAATAGATACTTGTTTATAGGACCGTGGATTTACGAGTTTGAAACCAAAGACAAAATAGTAGAATACCATTCGCAAGTTGGTAATAGCGGCGTCCCATATCCATTGGCTGTTGGTGAAAAAAATGTATATTTTTTGATAGCAAAAGGTGAGGATGGTTATTTATCGAAAGAATATTTTGAAGAATTTCCAAAAAAATATAGTTGGGCAATAGATGGATATTCTCGTTTGTGGGGTCAAAATATGTTTGATAAAAAACTTTCAAAACAAACAAAAAAAATATCTAAAATCAAAGTTATTAAGAAAAGAACTTTTTAAAAAAGTTTGACAAAACTTAAACTTTTTGACAAAGTTTGACAAAACTTAAACTTTTTGACAAACTTTTTTAAAAAGTTCTAATTCTTTCGGTCTATGACTACCATAACCACGTATTTGCGACAAATAATAAAACAGATGTCCATTTTTATAATCATCACCTTGAAGTTCTACTATCCATCCATTTTCATATAATACCCAATCAATCATTAAATTTTCAACAGATTCTAAATTTTTTTCATCCACTAAATTTTTAAGAAATTCAGTTTTATTTAATTTTTTACCCAAGTAAGATTTGTTGACACCACAATGCCACTCATGATACACTTTTTTTCCTTTAAATGTAACATCGGAAGCGCATCCGTTTTTTGCTATTCGAATCATTATTTATAAATTTGATTTTATAATAATTTATAAATTTGATTTTATAATCATTTATAAAATCAATTTAATATAAATTTAATAATAAATATATTATGTTTAATTTACCAGAGGATATACAACGTTATATATATGAATTTTGCAGTTTTAAATGGGACGCATTGAAAAAAATAAATAGTCAATTTTTGAAAGGTGGCTTCTATCATTCAAATTTATTATGCAAAAATCAAAATTATCCAATATTGTATAATAATTTTATGAAAAATGAAAAACAGTATGCAAAAATAATGGCATTATATCGTAATTCAAGAAATTCAAAAGTAACGAAATGGTTGCGAAATATTGAACGATATGAAAGTATTTTAGAAAAAGTTTGACAAAAAGTTCTTGTTTTGTCAAACTTTTTTAAAGTTTAAATGGTTGGTATAAATTCCCATTCTAGTTCGCCGCAAATTTTCTTCCATATCTCATCTTGCTCAATACGTTTCATTGGGTCTTTTAACATTGGGAAAAATGGTAAAAATTTCCTTTCATCCAATAATTCACACATTTTGTAAAGCACATAATAATAATTCAAAAAATTAACTCGGTCGTTCGGACAATGTGTTGAATACGGTTTCTGAATTTCCAAAAACAAATTACATAATATATCTTCCAATTCTGGCCTCATTACAGGTGGTCTAATACCTAATTTATCTTTAATAAATGGAATATGTTCATAAAATTTATTATATCCTAATTTTTTCAAAATATCTTTTGCTTTTTTATTATTCATTTTTTTCAAATCGATTCGTTCTTTCTTTATTTGATTTTTAATATCAATCAATACTTGTTCTGGGATTTGCGTTGTTTCCTTTGCTTGAAATTGAGCTAGAATTTCTCTGAAATGATTTATTCTTTTATATGCGTAAAAACACACTTCTTTCGGTGGTTCTTTGTACGAAGGCTTTTCATGTTCTATTAAATATTTGGTCTGGATACAACATTTTTTACATACTAAAATACCTTTATTGTCGACAGGTATTAATTCACCCGAACATTTATTACAAATATCATAGTTTTTTTTATAATTTTCAATATTAAAAAAATTTGAGTTAACATTTTTTAAATATGAATTTAGATTTTTGTTAGATTCTTCATTATCCTTTTTATTATTATCATAATTTTTATCAAAAAAATTATGAAGTATTTTTTTTTTATCGCAACAACCCTGCGACAATTTTTTTTTTGATTCAAAATAATTAAATATAAATTTTGAATTTCTCAATAAGTAATTTTTTTCTTCTTTTTCTTTTTTTTTTATTTCTGTTTTTATTTCTTTAATTTCTGTTTTTATTTGTAATTTTCTTTCAAGATTATTTATTTCATAAAATTCCTTTTTTAGTGATTCTATGTTTTCATTGTAATTAGGTATAAGTACATTTTTTATATCACAAAACTCACTCATTTTATCTTTATGTGTTTTATCCAACGTTATTTTTTTTTTATTAAACTTTATTTTTTTTGCTGTTTTTGGCTTAAAATTAGGCATATATTAATTATATTTAAAAACAATAGTTTAAATATATATTTTTTTAAATTATAATTAACATATTTTTTTATGTAATTAACATATTATGGACCTTGATTTCGAAGAACTTATAAAATTTGACGAAATGGACCTTATTAAGAAAACAAAGTTGGTTTTTGTGTTCAATGCTTTAGAAAAAGGGTGGACAATTAAGAAAAAAGGCGATAGATTCCTATTTTCAAAAAACCATGAGGGAAAAAAAGAAGTTTTTTTAGATTCATATTTGAAACGATTTATCCAAACAAATTTAAAAAAATATTGAAAAATTATGCTGTAAAAAAAATTTGAATTAAATTAATATTTCAAATTTTTTTTTCTTTAGGAATATTATAATAATATGGGAGGAGGTTTAATGCAACTAGTCGCTTACGGTGCTCAAGATGTTTATCTTACGGGTAACCCACAAATCACTTTCTGGAAGGTAACTTACAGACGTCACACTAACTTCGCTATGGAATCTATTGAACAAACTTTCAACGGTCAAGCCGATTTTGGCCGCCGTGTCCAATGCACTGTTTCTAGAAACGGTGATTTGGCATACCGCACATACTTACAAGTAACACTTCCAGAAATCAACCAAGATGATGCCGATTCCGGTGGAACTGGTGATGTCTACGCACGCTGGCTTGATAACCCAGGTCACCAACTTATCTCACAAGTTGAAGTAGAAATTGGTGGTCAACGCATTGACAAACAATATGGTGACTGGATGCACATCTGGAATCAATTGACTCTTACATCCGAACAAGAGTCTGGTTTCCACAAAATGATTGGTAACACAACTCAACTTACCTATTTAACAGACCCTGCGTTTGCCAAAGTAGCAACCGCCTGTTCAAATGCCGATGTACCAAATGCAACTTGCGCTCCACGCAATGCTCTTCCAGAAACTACTCTTTACATTCCATTAGAGTTCTGGTTTTGCCGCAACCCAGGACTTGCACTCCCATTGATTGCACTTCAATACCATGAAGTCAAAATCAACATTGAACTTCGCCCAATGGACGAATGTTTATGGGCTGTCGATAAAATTTCACCAGTAGCCGCAGGTGGAAATGTAAAATGTACATCCGCATACAGCAAATCTCTTGTTGCTGCTTCTTTATATGTTGATTACGTTTTCCTTGATACGGATGAGCGTCGCCGTATGGCACAAAACCCACACGAATACCTTATTGAGCAACTTCAATTCACTGGTGACGAATCAATTGGTTCTTCCAGTAACAAAGTAAAACTCAATTTCAATCATCCATGTAAAGAAATTATCTGGGTCGTACAACCTGACGCCAACGTCAGTTACTGCGATTCTTTTGTTTCAACTGAAATCTTGAATGCCGCTCTCGGTGCACAACCTTTCAATTACACTGATGCCGTTGATGCTTTACCTAACTCCATTCGCGCATTCTCTTCGACTGCTCAACTTGGTGGAGTTGCTGATGCAAGAAATAACGGTGTTATCGATGCTTCCGGTCTTTTCAATGACCCAACTGCAGGGGGGTCTGCTGCAACCGGTGACATTTCCGCAGGAGCTGTTATAGGTGTTTCTGGTGCTTTCAAAGCATCACAAAATAACGGTGTATCTGATGCCGGTGCTTTCGTACTCGCAGAAACTGCACTCGATATGCACTGCTGGGGTGAAAATCCAGTTGTTACTGCCAAACTCCAACTCAATGGTCAAGACCGTTTCTCGGAACGTGAAGGTACCTACTTCGACCTCGTCCAACCATTCCAACATCACACCAGACACCCAGATACCGGTATCAATGTCTACTCTTTCGCACTTCGCCCAGAAGAGCACCAACCATCCGGAACTTGCAATTTCTCGAGAATTGATAACGCAACACTTCAATTGGTTGTCTCTGCTGCCGCCATCTCTGGTGCAGCAACCGCCAAAGTTCGCGTATACGCTACCAACTACAATGTCCTCCGTGTCATGTCGGGTATGGGTGGTT